ATTGACCGACGGTTATCTCATCTCTATACTCCGCGGCCATTGCCCTGATGGCGGAATTGGTAGACGCGGCGGATTCAAAATCCGTTTTCGAAAGGAGTGGGAGTTCGAGTCTCCCTCGGGGCACCAACACAACGAAGAAAGGCCTTGATTATCAAGGCCTTTTTTTATGGGTGGCGTAAAAATGGCGTAACCGCAGTTTTTTACGCCACCAACCACCCTCCCCTGTTTCGCGTTGCGGACAGGTTCCTGCTGCAGCTGCCAGAGACCAGGTGGCCAGCGGGTGAGAGGCATGCTCGAGAGTCCCGATTTCTCAAGTCCGCAATGAGTGTCCTCGCATCAATCACACACCCCCTATGCGAGGGGAAAAAGTTTTCCGGTCCTACCCTCAAAAACATGTAAGAAGTGTAAGTGAGATTTCTATTTTCTCTTAAACCCTTACAAATCAAGGGATTGAAGATTCTCAAAACTGTAAGTGAAGTGTCGGACAGCTGTTTTTTGCATACAGTTTTAGACTGTAAGTGAAGGCTATCTCAAACCATTGATTTATAAGGCTTTTTTTTCGAGCCATACTCCACTTACAGTTTCCTACACTCCTACTGTAAGTGACTATCCCCAGCAAATACGGGGCTTCCAGCCGCTTTCTGACACTCCTGACACCACTTACACGTCTGGAGGGGGTTACCTAGAAAAGGTTTTTTCTGAAGCCTTGGCGCCTTCCTGTGATCCCCTACCGAATGCCTCCCGAGTGTGAAAGCCACTGAAACGCTGCATCCCGCCCGAAACCCTTGCCGCACGTGGCTTACAGGGAATTAAGCCTATACCCACCCACTGCCTTTCTCCGCCCGAAAAAGATCGTGTGCGTTTTTGAAAATCCACTGAAACCTACGTTTTCAAAGTTTTCGCCCAATGAAACCGGGCACTCCAGCGATATCCCCTTCGTGACCACCCCGTGCACCGCAGCGCAACCGCGCTTCATTTCCCTTCAAAACTTTGCACTTTGTGAAATTGCCGATCGCCTGCAGAGCCCCACGGCCCGCCTGGGCTGCAGCTTCGTTTGCACTACATCCGGATTTGCACAAAAAAAGGACGCAAGGCCCGTCGGCGGGAGGGGGATAAGTGATTTTTCCGACCGTTTTTTATTCTCGGGTCGGATTTTTGCTGGGTGCAGCTATGCTGCAAGTTGAGCGGACCTTGAACCGCTGAAGAGGTGAGTCTCGAACCCTAACCAGCCTGGACATATTTACAGCGTGTTCAAAACCACACTGTACAGGCTTCCATCAGCATGCCATTCTTGACTTGAGGCAACTGTCAACCAATTCCAAACGGACTGAAACGGAAGTGATTGAAAGGTGTCTTATTTATTGTGCGCAGATTGCTACCTCTGTAGAATGTGCGCGCCATTTTCACTGACATTGGACTAAGAATGTGAATCGTATGCTCAAGAATCTGCTCTCAGGCATCGGGTCCGTTTTGGTGCTTTGGCCAGCACAAGGCTATAGCCACTATCGTGGCCACGGATCCGAACTAGCACGAACCGACTTTGAAGCGCTGCAAGAAGATGTGCAGGCGATCGGTCATGACTTCTATAAAGCAGCAGAGCAAGGCAGCCAGCGTGTCACAGAAGCCAAAGAACGTGGTGCCCAACAAGCCTGAGGCTCGCGAAGAGCCTCGAACAGGCACAATTGAACGTGAGAGAAAGCGGACCGGAATGGTCACCACCGCCTTTCAAGGTCCTCTTCCTCCACCTTCGCTTCTCAGCGAATATGACTCAGTGGTTCCTGGGCTTGCTCAGGAAATTGTCCATTGGACAACCAGTCAAACTGCTCACCGGCAGGGTATAGAAAGTCGATCCATTGCCATCGATGAAAAGCTATCGACATGGTATGTCGTAGAAATCTTGGTAGGCCAGCTGTTCGCTTTGATCATTGCGTTAGCCGTAATTGGTGCCGTGGTGTACCTAGCTCTTCAAGGGCATGAGATAGCTGCTAGCGCAATCGGAACCGTCGGGTTCGGGGGCATCATCGCTGCATTCATCACTGGACGACGGAAGCGGACTCCGAGCGAGAGCGAAGAAGAAAAACCCGCCGGTAAACGGAAATAGACACACAAAAAACCCGCACTTAGCGGGTTTTTTGTGAGCCGAAATCCCTCACTCCCTTTAGAAAATGACGTTGCGCGTGGCCAGATATGGCTTCATTCGCGAATAGATCAGCCCCAGCTCCGCCTCAGACAATTTGCGATTGTAGATCGCGGCAAAGTGGATGTGCTTTGGGTGATTGACCCAGGTAGCATTAGGACAAGCGCCGACGTGGTACGGCGTGGTGGCCATATCCACGAAGTCAGCGATCGGCGGCCGCTGACCTGAAAAGCCTGTCGACAGGTTGTATGCCCGTACCACCTTCTCAGCGCTATCAAACGTCATCGCCAGGAATGCGGGCTTCGTGATGTCCAGGTTAGGGATCGTCACGTAGTTCAGCCCTGAACCGCTCCCACTCTCTCCCGTAAACCGCGCCACGCTGGCACGCACTTCATACACACCAGCGTTGGCATCATCGAAACCACAGAAAAGGGACACCCCGAAGGAGGTGCCAGCTTTTCCTGCAGGTCGCGGCCCCGAATAGTTTGAAATGAACATACCCACTTCCGCACCGTCACTGACCGGGCGACCTACAGCGATCAGAGTCAACGATGGCGTTTGAGCGATACCAGTGTTTACATACTTGTCGTCGTCGAGCACCGCTCCTCGAACATCCACAGCGGGCTGCCCAACAACCGCAATGGGGCCTCCACCTGGTGCAAAGTTTCGGCCTAACTTCTCAAGTGAGTCATTCGGAAACCCCCAATACAACAACCCTTCTGGTACAGGTGGGATGAAAGAAATTGCGTTTGCTTCGAAGTTTGCACCACTTGCTTTGAGAGTCAGGCCCAATTAATTAGCTCCTACTGCAGGAATATGGAATGCGATGCACCAGTTGTGCAACGGGTATGGCTTGCCCACCAGGGCGGGGATGTTTTCATCAGCGTATTGACCAACGCCGGGGGTAAACTCATATACGTCATCACTCACAGTAGGATCGCTGTCGCGCAGACAGCCATTGCCATTGTGAGTTGTTTTATCCGCATACCGGATATAGACCGGGCCGATCGGATCTCGGGCGAACACCAGTTGAACAACGCAATCTGCGGCAATTGTTACCGCCTGAATGTCCAGAGCGCCGCCATTGTCCAAAGCGGTAAAACCCTTGTTCAGATAGTTCGTGGCAGTACGCCCAACATACGGCGTGTCAAACGCCAATGGCGGATGGGGCACATGGAAGGTAATCAGCGCTTCGCGTCCTTTCACCTCGGCCTGTAACGGGGACAGGGGCTTCCAGTTCTGGCCCAGTTCAACCACGCGGTGCCATACCTTCGCGAACTGCTTACCAACCCAGCGATAGCTGTTCGAAGTCAGGTGCCCGCCTTTGTCTGGGTATGGATACACCGGTGTCGCCAATACCCAGTTGTGGCGCTCCTTCGAAAGCTCCCACTGCGCCATGCCGATAGCGAGGTTGTTCTGGTCACTGGTATAGCTCGCACCCGTTTGGTACGTCAGGAACAACGGAGGCTGCGACTGCCCGGCGATCGCAGCTACGATGTCGGCCTCGATGTCCGCATACAGCGTGGCAAGCTTTTGCTTGTACTCTTCAACCGTCACTACACCACCCCAGTCGGGTTTGTAGTTGAACTCGCCCTGAAGGAATGAAACGCCGACCAGTCCGTAGGTTTTTCCCTCGGCCAGCGCCACGGCCTTTACCTTTTCCGTTGCTTGCGTCAGACGCTGCCAGCGATTGGTCGAGTCCCCTTTGATTAGCCTCTCGATGGGTTGACCAGCCACTCCACAGCAACTTGCTACGAACGCCCTGGACTCATCGTTCAAGACCTGCAGTCGCTGGTTGTGCAGCTTCTTAGCCAGGTTGGCCATGCCAATGACGGTGGACTCACCTTCATTCCCTGCACCTGGTGCAAGCGCTGCCACTTCTACATCCGACAAAATCGTCGCACCGGATCCGGCATCATGAACCACGGCTTTCAACGGGGTCAGTGTCGCGGATCCGATCGGCGTGAATGCCCCTGCTGTCCGGGATGCGGGGCGAACTGAATCACCCAGCATCAAGTTGCCAAACTTCGGAGTTTTGGAAAGTGCTGGCCAACCCTCGAACCCCGTAGACAGCGATTGGCCATATTCCGCGAAGTGGTTGTAGTCCCAGATCGGGCGCGCCACCTCGGTGTTGTACTCGCGCAATACGCCGGCGGCCGATGCCAATGCCTTTTGATTGGCCTGCAGGATCGCATCAGCGGTGAAGCCAGGGAGTTCTGCAGTTTTGGACTCGCCATTAAGGGGCAGCACGTAACCGACGAAGCCAAAGTCATCGACAACAGCCAGGGCGTGGCCGTCTGAGCGTTCGAACGACTGGTCCCCCATTCGCAGGCGCTGGGTGGAAAGTTCAAGATCAGATGTCTTGAATGAGCTGGGAGTGACCTCGAGGCCGGTGTAGCCGGCATCATCGGTAACGGCCAGCACTACCCTCGAGCTATCGCCGATCCGGTCACGCACAGAGGCCACTGCCGACGCGCTCGGGTACTCGCCCACCCAGACGGCAGCGCCGGCGACGTTCTTGTAGAGGATGAGAAACCCGTTACTGTTACCCGCAGCAACGCTGAAGTGTTGCCCTGAGGTCGTGGTGGCCAAGCCATGGGCGATGTCGTCCTTCAAGCCTGCCGACAGCTGTGAAGCATCCCGGGCGGCCTCGGATCGATCTGCTGCTGCTTGCGCGGTAGCCAGGTCGTCAGTGACATCATTGAACTGCACCTGGATCCGGTTATCCCGACCGCCTTTAACCACGCGCAGATCATAGAGCCCGTTCGCTGCTGCAAGCTGCACCAGGCCGTCCTGGTCGGCATTGAAGGGGTTGAGCAGCCCCACACCATTAGCTTTCTGCAGGCCGGTGGCCAGGCTTTCGGTGCCCCGCACATACAGATAGCAGATCGCATCGGGGAGCGTGTTGCCCTGGTCGTCCAGGACGAAAAAGTTCTTGAGTTCCAAATTAGGCTCCGGTGATGGGCGTCAGTTGCCCAGAAAGTTGTGCGCCGGTACCGGCATGACCGGCGAAGCTCGCCGCGTTGGTTGGGACTGGGCTCGACCCGTGTTGGTGGCTGGCGATATCGGTATTCATCTGGATGACCACCTCGATCAGGTCACACAGCACCTGCAGCACGTTCACCGACTCAGAACCCAGCCAGGTCGTGGGCGCAATGCTGCGGCGGGCGCCTTCGATTCGCTCCTGCAGGCTGCCACCCACCGTCAGGTTCAGTTTTTGGCCCACCACCTGGTTGAGATCGCGGCCGCTGGCCAGGTGCAGATCATCCAGAGCGGCCAGACTTGCAGCCCCGCCCGACAGCAGCTTGAGTGCGCCGATCGCCTCGAGCGTCTTGATGCCCCCGACCGACTCGGTCGAATGGGCGTCCACCGCCACCGTGCTGCTCTGATGGCGCTCGACGTTGGTCAGGCTCTCAACCTCGCGATCGATCGACTTGTCCAGGATTCGGCCATCGGTCTGGCGCAGCCAGTTGCCGTCGGCATCGGCGCGCTGCTGGGCGGCGTCGCTGTGTTGCCACACCTGGTCACCCTTCGGCACCTTGGGCAGGCTCAGGCCGTGCGGCAGGATCGCCTGGATAAACGGCTTGCTCGGCAGGCCGTAGGCAAAGGACACGACCACACGGGTGCCTTCTTCCGGGAAGGCGAAAAAACCCATCTCGTCGCCGCCCATCGGCATCGGCAGCGGCACGCCGGCCAACACTGGCAGCGCCGGATCCGGCTCGTCGTCTTCGCCCAGCAGTTCGAGGTCCACCGCAAAGCGCGGACGGAAGTCGTCGCAGATCCCGGCGCCGGCCGGGGCATCCGCCACACCGACCACCCGGGCAAAGCGCGGCAGGTGATAACCGCCGGTGAGTTCGGGGAATTGCCGCTCTACGCTGCGGCGGATTGCGTCTTCCATCGGATCGCCATTTGGTTGCCGGTGAGCGTCACCTGGGTGATCCGCTCGCCTTGGTTGATGGATGCACCTGGTCGCAACCCGGGAAGGGCCGCGATCATCGCGCTCTGGTTGTTTTGGTAGCCGTCGAACAGCGCGACAGGCAGCTGCAGCGGCGATCGGGAGCCAAAGAAACTGTCGGCCCAACTGCCCACAAACACTTCGCCGTCGCCTTGCTGTTGCCACATGAAGTCGCGGATCCCGAATACCCGGGCCAAACTGTCCATGGCCTGGTAGCCGGCGGCCAGGTTGTAAAAGAACGGGGCTTTTACCTTGGCGTACGCCTTGTCAGGAACCCGAAAGCTCAGCCCGGTTTTCTGGTTGATATCAGCCAGCACGGTGCTCAGGTCCGCATGGCGCAGGTTGATCGGCAACGGGTTGGTCAGGATCGCGGCCAGCTCGCGGCAGAACAGCACCTGCTCGATCGCATTGGACGAGGTGCAGCGCTCGACGTAACCGATGAAGTGGCGCTGAAGGGGGCTGTCGTTGTAACCAATATCCAGTGTCACCAGCCCTTTCACCGGCGCCGCTGCCTGAATGGTCAGCGTGGCGCGGCCGGGTGTGCGCAGTTCAAGGCGGACGTCATCGCTGACCAGGGGATACACAACTCCGCCGATGGTCAGCACCTTGTGCAACTTCATGCTCATGACCCACCGCCCAGGTAGTTATCCAGTTTCTTCAGCGTGGCTTCGAAGCCGGTGAGCTCCTGTCCTGGTGCGTCCGCTCCACCGGCACCTGCACCTGGTGCAGTTACGGACTGGCCCGGGGCGCCTTGCTGCGTCACTGCTTTGCCGGCGCGGCGTGCCTCCACCCGCTCAGGATTGGAGAGCTTTTCCGCCAGAGTGAATTGCACGAGCCAAGCTCTCACCGAATCGTCTTCACGGGCGCTGACGCCGTCGGTGAACTGCACCTGACGAACGCCAAACGCAGCCGCGGTATCGTTGACCACCCGATAGGTTTTCAGCTCGCCACCGGTGCCAGTCGACTCGGCCAGGCGCATCAGGTTGCGCAGATGCCCCGCATCGACGAAGGGGATCAATAAGGTGACGGCCAGTGTCTTGGGCTTGAATCCCTTGTGCGCCGAATCGGTATTGCTGGTCTGCCCCGACAGGTCGTCGCTTTCGATTCGCAGGTTGGCGGTGACTTTGAGGTTTTTGCCGCGCACCTCTTCGCCATCGAGCAATAAGGTCATAGGCCCACCAATTCCCGAACGAATGACAACCCCTTCAGTGAGCCGACCAGGAGCACGCCGGCGGACAGTCCCCACTCATGACCGGGGGCTTCGCCCTGCAGCAGCTGGTGACGCAACTCGGCGGCATTCCCCGGACCGATCAGGCGCGCGCGCATGCTGTCGTCGGCGGTACCGCCGGCGAACTGCGACTTGAGGTCGGCCAGTTTCTGCGCCTGTGCCTGGGCTTGGCTGGCTTTGCGGACAGCCAGCTTCGCCAGATCGCCCATCGGTGAACTATCCGCATAACTTTCCAGTGACGACAGCTGACCGTTCAAGGCTTGCGTGGCGGCCTTGGTCACGGTGCAACGCTCCAGGGGCAACGCACCCCAGCGCGGCAGTGTGCCGGCGGTGGGCAGTTCCCACTTTTCCGCGTCCAGGGCGAACAGGTTTTTCGCTCGGCGTTCGGCGCGCTGCAGGTCTGACATGGGCAGCACAGCATTGAACCGCGCCAAGGTCGCCGCGAACTTGTCATAGCGCGTGCCCAGGAACATCACGGCCAAGGCATATTGCGAGCCAGCCGGTCGGCCGTCATCACCGGTGTCCTCGAGCTTCTCGCCCAGCTGCTGCAGCAAGTTGGGCGCGGACAGGTAACGCTGGTAACCGCGACCCTGCCCCACCCCGCTTTGAAATGGCGTCACCACCAGGCAGGCCGGCACTTCGCCCAGGGCATCGGTCAGCCCCGCCCGGCCAGCAGCCACGGCGGCTTCTGCTGCGGCACCGACCGGACCTGGTGAAGTGGTGACCAAGTCGGCCAGACCTGCCAGACGTTGCCCGGTGCTGGCCAGCTCGCTGCTGGCCAGGCCCTTTGCCGCCTCGAGGTCGTCAAGCCACTGGGTGGACTGCTCCGGCCAGCGCAGGGTGATGGGCGCCCAAGTCATACCGGTGCCGACTCCCACACCACAGCGTTGATCGCGTCCAGATCCGACGCCGATCGCGCCGCTGCCAGTGCTTGCTTGAGGTCGTTGGCTTTGCGCAGGCGCTGCAGCTTGAACTCGGTGAACTCGTCGCCAATCTCACGCAGCTGCTCGCTGGTGTGGTCCAGGAAAGCTTTCAATCCCGACTCATCGCGGCAGGCGTAGGCGCCGTCCAAGCCACGCAGGATCATGCCGGTCAGGTTCAACTGGTCTTCCAGCTCGGTCTCGTAGAAAAAGCGATCGCCCAGCACCGACGACCAGAACCCGCCGGTGATCTCCTGCAGACACGCGGTGTTGACCATGGCCACCTGGGCGACGTAACGCAGTTCGATCACGGCCGGGATGTCATCGATCCAGTGACCATTGCCCCAGATCTGCCCCGGGCCTGGCTTTTCCAGCGTGTAACCCGTCGGCAGCGAACCGGCGCGCTCGATCAGCAGGGGTTCACGGGTGACGATGTTGTACGCCGTCAGCCCCTGATAGGAGTCGACCAACTGCCAACGCCGACCATCCCAGAACGCTGCCTTCTTTTCCGGTACCACCGGCGGCTCGACTTCCACGCAACCACCCGGGATCAACCAGACCTCGGGTTCCAGCGGCGAGCGATCGGCCACGGCGATTCCGGTGAAGATGCCCAGGTGATCGGTTTGGTAGACGATTTTCGTGTCCATGGGATGGCCTCAGTACTTGATGCAAGCGAGGAACGCGATGTTCTGAGGTCGGGTTTCGCCTCCACCGGTCGCGTTGATCGTGATGGCGTGGGAGTGATCGACAATTGCGTTGATCGTGATGGGGTGGACGTGGTCGACCACTGCATTGACGGTGACGTTGTGGTTGTGCACGCCATCGGTGGACGTCGTTGAGGTAGAGCCGGCGACTTGAGTGACGTCGTCGCCGGACGCCAAGAGCTCGCCACCGGTCATGCTTGGGTTGGTCGAACCCTCTTTCACAGTGTGGGCGTGGCCACCTTGGGCATCGCTTGACGCTGTGTGGGTGTGGTTACCGGCGGCGCCGGAACTGCCGGTGTGGGTGTGGCTACCGGCCGCAGCGGAACTGCCGGTGTGGCCGTGGCTGCGGATCTCATCAGCCTGAGAGCTGCCCAGCACCCGGCCGACATCGATGCCCCGGCCATCGTCCAGGACGCGGATGAACTTGCCGCGTGGATCCGGCAGGTTGAACGTGCTGACGCCGTCGCCGGCGCCGTAGGTGGTGCCGATCTTGGCGAACAGGGCGGCATAGACCGTGCGCGACACGGCCGCACCGTTGGCCCGGAACCAACCCGGCGGTGGCGTGGCCATGGCAAAAGTGCCGATGCGCCCCACTTCGGAGTCTTCGATAATCTTGCGCAGCGCCTTGAGCGCCTTGGTGGTGGCCAGGATCTCGCTGCTGTCTGTTTCCGGATCATCGCTTTTGGCGTTGGGCAGGTTGCCCAGCTCGACGTCGTCCTTGGTCGTCGCCCGGGCGCGCAGGCCCTCGTAGTCGCCATCGCGCAGAGCGATCCGTTTGACCAGGGCGTCGGTGATGGGCTCGCTTTGACGCTGGTCGGTGATGTCCCCCGATACCGCCACGCTGGCCAGCTCCACCACGTAGTGGGCTGTTCCATTGCTGTCGCCGTAATCCGCTTTCGCCTCGCCAAACACCACCTTCCAGACGGCCACGGTGTCACTGCCTTCGCGGGCCAGCGCTACGTCCAGCCAGGCTTTGGCCGGCAGTTCCGGCAATTGCACCTGGACAGGCTCAGGCAGTTCGACGCGGATCCCTTCCACATAGGCAGTCCCCGCCTTGAGTTGATACAACCCGAAGCCGTTGCGCTCCATCTGCAGGCTGTTGGCCAGGTAGCAGGCGCGGCCAAACACGTCACGATTACTCATGCGCTCGCGCCGATCGATGCCGTTCAGGCGCACCGTGAAGTCGTGTTGCCAGGTGCTGGCATCCACGGTGACGCCGGTCAGCGCCTGGGCGCCGTTGAACTCGACCAGGAAGTTGCGGGTGACGTTGTTGCCGATCTGCAGCGGCGGGATGTTCTTGCGCTTCTGCTGTACCGGGACCGTGGCAACAGCCAGCAGCACGCCTTCGGCGGCTTCCAGGCCGATCCAGTTGAAGTCCCAGTCACCCACATCAGAGCCCACCATCAGGCTGTAGATCACCTGGTTGGGGCTGACATAGCCTTTGCGGTCATAGACTTTGGTGTAAACGATCTGATCCGCCGGCGGCTTTCCGGCAGCTCGATCAACCGGCGCGTTCGGATCAAGCCCAGGAACAAGGGCCAACACGAAGCGAGCAATATCAAGCTTCTCCCCAGCGCCTTGTTTTTGGGCAATGAGGCTTTCGCCGGCAAGGGTAATGCTCGCTCCCATGGGGGCTCCTAAAATGAATCGGTCAGAAAGGTGAGAACGGCGAGCTCGTTGATCACGACCAGGCGGCTTGCGCTGTCATCGAGCGTGGCAATCAGGGTCTGTTGGTCGTCGTTGAAGTCGGCCACGCCGATGTTCAGCTTCACCGGGGTGATCGTGACGAAGTCATAACGCCGGCAAGTGCGCCCGTATTGCTGCATCAGGACGCGCAGCAGCACCGGGTTCTCGCTCAATTGCGTGTCGGACAGGTGCAGCAGGACCACGTCCCAATCCAGATCCGGCAGGCGCTCCTGGATCTCCACATAACCCACGCCCAGGCGTTCGAAGATGCGCACCATGCCGGCGGTGCTGCCGGCGTCGACGGCATTGACGAAGGCGTACTTCACCCGTCGGCGATACAACCCTTCGGGCTCACCGTGGAAGCGCTGGATGTCGCGCTGCCAGGCGAGCAGATCGAGCACGCTCAGGTGGCAGGTCTCGGCGTCCAGCTGCAGCAACGGCCAGTTCACCCAGCCCTCAACCTTGCCCCACCAGGACTGCGCGGCGGCCTTGAGCTTGGCCAGTTCCGGCCCGTCCAGCCAAAAAGGCAGGCTCAACTTAAGCATTCAGCACAACCTCAACCCCGGACAGGCGCGGGATGGTCAGCTCTGAAATGATGTCGTCGTTGTCGAAGACCAGGGAGTCAATTCCCGGGAACTGCTGGTGCAATTCCTCCCCCAAACGGCTGAAGGAAAAACGGGACTGCGGATGGGTCAGGGTCGGCTGATAGTCGCTCGCAGTGCTCTCGCGAAACGCTGCGCGGATAAACAGCTCGATGTCAGATTTCAGCTTCGGCCAGCGCTCGGCACCGACTTCGGCTTTCGGCCAGACCGTCAAATTCACGGTGTGCAGCGTGGCCGGCATTTCCAGCACCAGCAGGTCGTCGCCGTGACCATGGTTGCCCTGATCTCGAATGGAGTTGTTGATTTCAGCCAGGTAGGTATCCGCCGGTGAGTCCGCTTCGAACAGCACAAAGGCATTGGCGCTGCCGGGGCCCCGAGGCGCGTTGTGTTCAAAATAAACGCCGTCTGGCTGCACACCTGGGAACGCGGCGATCATGGCGCGATACACCGCGTCGGTGTGCCATTGGTTGACCGCGGAGAATTGGTTGCGCACGCGCAGGCGCAGCTCATCATCGGGCTCGGTGTCAGCGCCTGGCTGGCTCAACCAGCCGTCAGCATTCACCACTTGGACAACGCCGGGCACCGGCTCTGGCAGGATGGAAAAGTAACCTGGTGCAAGGTTGAAGCCGCTGCCGGCGTATTTCGCTCGGGCCAGCACGCGGATCTGCGATTCGCCATCGGCAAAGCTCGCCGCTGCCACCGTCAACAGTTCGTAGACGTTGCCGTTGATGGCGATCGACTGCACCCGGGTACCGGCGGGAATCTCCAGTAAGCCGGCCAGGGCGCTTCGGGTGAACAACAGCAACCCTTCGGCCTTGGTCGCTGGCTTGCGGGTGACGTTGACCGCCCAGGCCAACATGTCCAGCCAGGCGCCGATCGCCGTCTTCACGAAGAAGTTCGGCAGTACGGTGCCGGCAATGAATTCGATCAGCCACATCACCGGCTTGGTCACCAGGGCGGTGATCACCCGCCAGAATGGCGACCAGGCGCTGGTGTTGCTCAACTTGCTGCCCTGGGCGACCACTTCGAGTTCCCACGCGGCGCGCAGCTTGGCCTCGGTGGTCGGAATGCCGGCGTCGCTCAACGCCTGTTTGAAGTCCACGTCACTCACAGCACTACCTCGACAGATCCAAATTCAACGGTTTTCGCCGTCACCAGGTACTTGCCTGTCCCCTCGCCAAGGATGCGGACGGTGCCGGGTACCAGGCGCACGTCGTTCTCGACCAGCAGCTCCAGCTGCTGGATGCAGTCGGCTTGGCGGAAGCGATCGCGCTCGGCCACCATCGTCACCAGCAGGCCGCTTTCGCGGATCATGTGGCCGATGTCCTGGGCGATGCTGGCCCGATCGTCCACCAGCAGGGGCTGGTTCGACGGATCCAGGGTCAGGTCGTTATTGGTGATCAGCAGATCGATGTAGAGGCTCATCCGCCTACCCCCATCGCGACCATGTTTTCCAGCTCCAGCGGGGTCATTGGTTTGCTGGTGTAGATGTTCACGTTCTCCACTGGAGTGGTCTTGGTCTGGTTTTTGGTGTTCTGAATGCTGGTCAGCAATCCGCCCGGGGGCACGGCCGTCGGCCGCGTGGGGGAAAGGCTTGGAATGGCCCCGTTGATGCTCTCCTGAGCTTTCTGCCCAGCGCCGGCGGTGTTGGCTGCACTTACTGCCGCGTCGACTCCTGGTACTTCAGGGATGCCGCCAAAGCGCGCTTCGATGTTCACGCCCGGGATGCTGTTGATCATCTCGATCAGGCTGTTGATGGCCTTGTAGAAGACACCGACGATGCTGTCCCAAGCGCCTTTGGCCATGGCGGACCAGCCGCCCATGGAGCTGAACCAGTCGGAAAGGGCCTTGAACTGATCGCTGACCCACTGGAAGGCGGCGCTGTTCATCAAGGCGGCGGTCCATTCGTCCCAGTAATAGATGGCGGCGACCACCGCCGCGACCAGGGCAACGATGCCGACAACGATCAACAGCACCGGGTTGGCCAGCAGCGCGCCGTTGACCAGCCAGATAGCGGCCTGCCACGCCACCATCCCGACCTTGACCAGGCCCATCCAGGTGTACAGCAGCACCAGGCCGGCGACGAAGGCGATCGTCATGACGGTGTGGAACAGGAACATGGCGATGCTGCGGTAGCCGGTCCAGTTCAGCAGCTTCCAGACCGTCAGCATCCCCAACCACACCATCTTCGACATGCCCACCGCCAGTGTCAGCAGGGACATAGCGGCGATGATGCCGAAGATGGTCAGTGCGGTGATGCCAATCACGCGGGTGATGTTGGGAAACAGGGTGACCCAGCGCATCAGCGCCTTGCCGATCGCCACCATCTTCTCCATGAACGGCGCCAGGACCGGGATCAGCACCTGGCCAAACAAAGCGCGCATGCTTTCGACCAGGGACGTCCATTGCGCCCACGGATCGACCATGGCCTTGGCCATCTGCTCGGCACTCTCCAAGCCGCGAATCTTGCCCAACTGGTCCATGCCGATGCGCAGGCGATCGGTGTCCTTGGCCAGTGCCGTGATCACGCGCGCACCTTCGCCGCCAAAGGCGTCGATCAGCTTGGCGCCCGCGTTGGCACTGTTCAGATCACCGAACTTACCCTCCAACTTGCCAAGGATGTCGAGCATCGGCAGCAACTTGCCGTTCTGGTCGACGAACTTCATCCCCAGCTTTTCCGAGGCGCTGCCGATGTTTTCGAAGAACGATTTGTAAATGCCGCCGGCGTCGCCGCCTTCCATGGTGCTGCTCAGCGAGCCGATCACCGCGAACTGCTCGGCCAGGTCCACTCCCGCCGTGGTGGCGATCGAGCCGACTTCCTTGAAGGCATCCTTCAACTGCGCGCCATCGGTGCGGAACAGCTTCACCGCAAGCGCAGTCTGCCCGCCCAGCTTCTCGATCCATTCGGTTTTGCCGAAGGCGTCCGCCTGACCCTTGAACAGGTTGTACATGGTGCCCACGTAGGCGCTGGTGGTTTCTGCGTCGGCCTTGGTCGCCTTGGCCAGCACGTTGCTGGTGTTGGTGATCGAGGTCAGCTGGCTGGCGGTCAATCCTTTGATGGCGCCATCGATCGTCGACGCCGATGCCACGAAATCCCGGGCATTGGCGGCGTAGTCGACAGAGAACTCCAGCGCCTTTTGATTGAGCGCGGTCAGCGCGTCTTCGGCCACGCCCAGCGATCTGACCTCGCCCAGGGCGCGGTTCATCTCCAGGGCTGGTGCCAAAGACTGGGTGATTGCCACACCGGCGCCGACCAAGCCGCCCAAGCCCAAGCCCATCGTCTTGATGTTCTTTTCGCCCTGCTCAGCAAGGTCGGAAAAACCCATTTTCACCTTGCCCAGGGGCGCGGTGACCTTGTCGGTCAGACTCAAGATGAAGGCCAGGCGGGCGGCGCGGTCAGCCATGTGTTTTTATCCGTTCAGAGCATGGGCGATGCCGTTAGCCACGGCGATTTCCATGCGTTTCCAGTGTTCGTCTTCCAGCCACTTGGCCGTGCCCATCACCTCGGGTGTGGGCTCCTGACCAGGTAGCCAGCGACTGGACAAGGCCAGCAGCTGACCTAGTCCGTCCTCGCTCAGGCGCTCAGCGTGGTCGAGTGCTTTTTTACGATGATCTCAACGTCCGGCGCGTACTCCTCGAGCAGGGCACCGGCGATCTGCATGGTCATCACCGGGTTGGCCAACAACGTGCGCAGATCGGCGCGCTGCTCGGCCACGACGGTGTTGCTCAGCAGGTTGTGGGATGGCGCCACCTTGTTGTTGGCGGTCACGGCGTTGAAGTACTTGGTCACGTCCTGGGGCGTCAGGGTGAAGGTGAATTCTTGGGTGCCGACTTCCAGGGTGATATCGCGTTTTTCGCTCATGTTCTTTTCCGTTGTGGGGGTTGGTTAAAAAGGTGCTGCAGGCGTTGTTCCAGCCGGTCTTCCAGCTTTTCCATGGCCTTGTCGATGTGCTCGGCCCGCACGTATCGCTCGGCGACCTCGATACGAAACTCCAGGTGCTCACGACGGGCCGCGCTGATCTGTTTGAAGAGGTACATCTGAAAGCCCACCACACCGGTGAGAACCAGTTCGGTCAGCATCAGCAGTACGCTCACGGCCATGGCTGAAAGCTCCATTTCACGCGCTCCAGTTGCCACGCCCGCCAATCCGGACGGCGGCGTACATCAGCCAGGCCAGAGGCTTGGGCATGCCCTCCTCGAGCAAGGCGTCATAAAAGATCTGGTCAGCCTCGGCCTTGGTGAAGGTCCAGGTGCCATGGGTGTAAATGAAGTCGTGCACCACCGATGGGCGCCGGGCGCACTCGTCGTCACGCGGGATCAACCACCAGACCGGCCGGGGCACGCTGGCCAGGTCGGTGCGGTAGCACTTGGGCACCGTCACCAGCTTGTTGCTGGCCGTCAGGTAGAACAGCGGCCTGATCAGCTGCCATTGCTTGGTGCCCTTCACGGCCTTGACGACCAGCTCGCTCCTAAAGGCCATCGGCGGCGCACTCCACACGGATCTTGTTCGGCGCAGCAGCGTCATCGATCACCTGACGGAACATGCCGCGCCACTTTTCAGGGGCCAGGCAGTACGCCCCAGCGACGATTGCCACGTCGTCCGCATAGGAGCCCTCGAAGTACTCGGCGAAGCTGTCCCATTGCATGAGAAGCACCGCCATCAGCACGCCAGCAGGTACGAGCAACTGTTTACGGTTGCGGTGCATTCAGTAGCTCCAGATCGCGGGGCTGGGGAATCGGCCACCGGCCGGCGCCATGCCCAGGTGCAGGAAACGAGCGTTACCGCGCTGGCTGATGCCGAAGCGGGTGAACTTCAGGTTCATGGCCAGGCGCAGGATCTCCACTGCGTCTTCACCACGACAGCGCACATCAACCGCCAGGCCGGTGCAGTGCTCACCTGGTGCAGGCTTGTTCACCTCCACCGGGTGTTTCGGGCAGCGGTAAGCGCTGCTCAGTGCCATGGGCCGGCCAAACTGCTGACGCAGGGTCACCAGCTCGGCCATGAACGCCGGATCCATCTCGGCGCCGGTGCTGTTGCACTTGCCACACTTGCAGCGCAATTCAGCCGCGGCGAAGTGCGGCCAGGTAATGGTGCTCATCGGCGTTTTCCTTGCTCGAAAAGGGATTGGCACGGCGTGCAACGAGTGATGCCACCCAGCGCTTGGCGCTTCTCCGGGATCGGCTCGTCACACTCCAGGCAATGGCTGCGGCTCGGCCCGGTCGGACGTGCCTTGGCGAGTTGGGCGGTAATCGCCTGTTCACGCTGGCGTTGTTCCAGCGCCTGGGCACGATCGAACGGGCAGACCATCAGCGCAGGCCCTCGATCTCGGCAGCAGCCAGATAAGGCACGCCGTTGATGCGAATGAAGTCCGGGCTGGTGACGTCAAACGGCACCTTGTGCTTGGACTTCTCGCCGCCTTTCGGGTCGATGCTGAGCAGGCTGGAGACCTTCAATTTGCAACCGAAGGCCTCAACGCGCAGTTCCTCCTCGCCGGCTTTGGCGAAGAACACTGAGTCGAAGGGCTCAAGCTCGCGAAAACTGCCGGCAGCGCGTGCAGCTTCGATCAGCAAATTGAAGTTGCTGGTGTCGAACTCCATTTCCCCGCTGGCCGCCACGTCGCCATCGACGTGGCCGTCGGGTACGCCCCGGCTTTGCGCCACGGCAGTGTTGTCCGTGATATCCAGGGTGCAGCTTTCGACGTGGACCAGTAGATCGCCCAGGTTCACGTCGAAGTTCTTGCCGCCAATACGTGACATAGGGGGTTACTCCGATTCGTCGTTGGAAAGGTCGAGCGCGATATTGGCCGTCAGGTCTTTCGGGCAGTTGAGCGGCCGGATCTTGATGTAAACCTCGACTTTGGTTTTGCTGAGCCACACCAGGACGATGTCGCCGTCCTTGGGTGCCTCGATCTCACCAGGGAACACCTGGCCGGCGAACGTGACGGACTTGGCCATCTGGCGCAGGGGCTTCATCAGCGCACTGATGGCGGCGGCCATGCTGTTGGGGGTGTTGTTCAATCGGCGATCGGCCACGCGACGGATCAGCAGCGGGCGCACCTGGCGAGCGGCCTTGTCAGCCAAACGCAGGTACTCGACCACTTGGAAGTCACTGGCCGGTGCATCGAGCATGTTGCCGTCGCCCCAGAACACGCCCGGGTAATCGGGATAGGTCTGCGACACAGAGAACCGCGCCTTATCCAGTTCGGAACGGATCGCCGATGGCAGCGGCACGCCGTCAACGTCGGAAGGAATTGCGCCCAAGCCCAGCACTGCGCCGGACGCCACACGCATCGGGCTGTCGGCAATGCTCACAGCCGCGTTGGCCAAACGACCCGCCAACACGCCCAGGTCATTGCCGTGCAATTGCGGTACGACCAGGACACGCGGCGCGGCCAGATTTGCGGTGATGGCCCGCTGCGCGATCAGATATTGATCCCACGTCTGCAGCGCGGTGATGCCCGCGCTCGCGGCCATCACAAAAGCCCGACGGCCGTAGACGTTGTTCAGCTCGATGGCGGCGTCATGCATGGCCGACAGCTGCGCTGCAGCGGTCACCGGCTTGGTGATGACCACCGCCTCCACCGAAAACCCCTGCTGCTGGGCGTATTCCAGTGCGTCGGACCAATCACCGTCGGCCGCGATCGGCGCAGCCAGGCAGGCCCAGCGATCGCCGCCGTTCAGTTTGGCGGCAGTGATCTGGGTTTTCAGGTCACTGGCAGGAATGCCCAGGGCGCTGTCCAGGTCGCTGTCGGTGTTCAAGGGAATCAGCTGGCCGACGCTCTTCGCACCGACGCCGATAAATAGGAAATAGCGTTCGATCTCAGTCACGGCACCCTGGCCCAGATTGAGATTGTTTACGCTGACTTTGCCGAGTGCCATGCAGTGCCTCGCTAGCGGGGTGAATTAAGGATTTGTTGGAGCACCTGGTTCAGCAGCAAGCCGGTGTCTCGTTCGGTGCTGACGCCGATGAACTGGCGCTTTGGCAAGGTGATCTCCCAGCTTTGCGCGCCGCTGCTTTCGGCTTTTTCGTCGTCCAGGATGCGGATCAGCAGTCCGGCCTTGGCGTAGTTCACATGCTCTTGAATCCAGGCCACTGATGGCCGGGACAGGGATTTCTTGCCCTCTTGGCGAACCTTGAAGCCCAGCCGGCGCAGGCGCTTGGCCTGCTTTTCCGTGGCTGCCAGTCCGGCGGGAACGTTGTTCCAGCGCTTCATCTGGGCGGCGGTGCGGCGCTCGCTGACGCCGTTGTGCTGCTGCGCCGCGACCCAACTGGTCAGGGCATTCCGCCAGCCCAGCTCGGCTTCATCGGGACTCACGCGGGTGACCAACATCAGCTTGGCCAGCCCCGCTTCCATCTTCTTTTTGCCCTTGCCGGTGCCTTTGCGCGCTTCGAACGGGGTGCCGTCGAGGTTCTGCTGATCGCGCACACGCTTACGGCTCATCGTCCGCACGCGCTTGGTGACGTTGTTCAGCAGGCGTCGGCGCAGCTGTGGCGGCAGGCTGAGCAACGCCAGCTGCTCGCGCACGCCCAGGTAGCCCCGGGCATCGAGCTCGAAGGTGCTACGACCGGCCAAGGCTCGATACCTCGCCGTGTTCAGCAATCCACAAATCAAACGGGACAAATGCCCAGGTCTTGCCAAACGCCACGATCTCGCCAGTGGGATCCTCGGCCAGGTATTGCGGCTCGTTGAACTCCAGGGTGATGTCTACGTCAGCCAGGTCGTCGTCGAGCATGGTGATGTCGAACTTCGGCGCCGGCAGTTCGTCGCGGTCCTGGTCGTTGCCTTCCAGCCAACTGCCCACCAATGCCATCAAGCGCCCGGGGTGATCGGCGAAACTCTCGAGCTCAATGGTGGCGCTGTAACGCATATCCCCCATGTGCAAACCGCCGATGTCGGGCTTCCAGATCAGCTCCAGGTTCACCTGGTTGGTCCAGCTGTCGAGCTGCTCCGGCAGCACCAGCTGGCGCTCGATCAGGAATGTGGTGAGGGCGCGAAGTTTGATCACAGGAGTGCCGCCGTAATGCGGCCACGGCCTTGCAGCGACCGAATAGCCTGCTGACTGAACTCCAGGAAGGTTTCACCGCGCTCAGGCAGTTCTTTGCCGGTGTTTTCCGCGCTTTCACGGCGGGTCACGGTGGCGAACTGAGTCAGCAAGGTGGCTTTGGCGCGGCAATACACAGCGCGCTTGTACGTCGCTGCGTGAAATGTGCGCTCCGGCAGCACCATAGGGTCAGCAGATTCCACTGTGGTGACGCCTGCGTTTTGCCATCCAGCCTTTCGCTCAGCGAGGTCGCGATTGACCTCGGCCATCGCCGTGGCCAAATCAGTGGCCAGCATGTCTACCAGGTACTCCGCCGGCAGGCGGTAACCCTTCTGGAACTCAGCCACGGAGAGGTTCGGCCAGAAGCCGTCGTTCTCGATCGCTTGCTCCACAAAGGTGGTGGGTTTCCCGGAAAAGCCGCTCATTGCTGGACACTCAAATAGGGCGGGGAGCCTGTTTTCAGTGGGACTAATCCATAAATGGACGGCTCACTTCCACAGGTCCCCGCTGGGGGGGTAGTCGGTTATTCGGAAGCCGGTGTGGCTTGTTGTTTTTCGAGGGCCCTGCGGACCTCTTTGATGCGGGTGTTGTTACCGGCCTGGGCGTACAGTTCGGTCGAGCGCTCGAAGTGCTTAAGCGCGACTTCCCACTGCTTCGCCTCCATGGCGCGCATGCCGATCAACTTGTGGTACTTGCTGGGAATCTGCTCCGTCAGTTGCCATTCGCCGTCAACACGTGGCAGCAGATCGGAAAGGTACGGCTCAGGGCTGCGCTGGGCGGCGTATTCGGCGTAGGCCCACTCACACACGGCGTCAGCAACAAAGGTCTGAATATCCCGGCGCTTGAAGCGCTCCGGCATTTGCTGGCCCTGTTCCATCAGGAAGTCCGCCAGTTCCAGGGCGTCATCGAACTGCACGGTGTCGAACAGCCAGACCATGACCTGCACTGCAACGCGATTGGGGATATTCAGCCCCGATTCGCAGTAGCGCTGGACGTATTCCTGGTACTTGGGCAGCAGTTCCTCCCGCTTGAGCGCCTGACGTCCGGCCAGACCATTGATAGCACTGATGCGCTCCAGGTCCTGGTCCAGTGCCGCTTCCTGCAGCAACAGGTGCTTGCGGGCATTGGCTGGGCTGCTCAGCGCATCGGCCGGGGTGTACGCCATGGCCGCACCCGAGAGGGCAGCAGCAACGGCGGTCACTCCCATAGCCAGAGTGCGGCGCTTGTGCGCCAAGGCCAGGCTCACGCCACCAGCTCCACGTTCTCGGTTAGAGCGATCTTCTCCAGCTGCTCGATCACATAACCTTCGTTGCGGCTGTTGTAGTCCTCGACGCGGGAGCGTTTCGGGTTATCGACCGTCTGCTTACGCCAGCTGGAGTCCTGGTAGTAGATCGACAGGTTGTCCCAGCTGGTGACCAGCACCGCGTTGACCGGGAAGTTCGGCACACTGAACGCTGGCAGACCACCGTAAGTCGAGATGACCTGGGCATTCTCGATGCGTTCTTTCTCGGACGGGGTATCACCCTGTTTGGTGTACAGCTTGGCCTTGTCAGCGGCCAACAGATCGGTGCCGAT